AGCATCTTGGAGAACTAGCGTAAGAACTAAGTCTAATGAGATGTGTACCATGATTGATGCTGTTGCTGATGTTGATGCTCTTGCAGCTTTGTATCAGTATGACGAAGAAGGAAACAGACCGCTTGGTGAGTTTCCAGTCTTATAATGAAAAAACTTAAAGCAATACTAGGGACCTTAGCCCCGACTTTGGGTGCCGCTATCGGTGGTCCAATCGGCGGACAGGCTGGACAAATACTAAGCTCTATTCTTGGCGTTCCTAACAACCCAAAATCTATTGAAGATGCTATGAATAGCATCACAGCAGAACAGATGGTTGAGCTCAAGAAAGCAGAAAAAGAATTTGAAATTCAAATGAAAGAGCTTGATGTAGACCTTTATGCTCTTGAAACCAAAGACATTCAGGATGCTAGAAAGAAATTTAGTAAAGATTGGACGCCTAGAATTTTAGGGTTTTTAACTATTGGTGGATTTATGGGGTATATTTTTCTAGTTACCCTTTTACCTCCCGATCAAAATAATGATACAATTGTATCGTTGGTGCTTGGGTACTTAGGTGGCTTAGCATCAGCAGTAATAAGTTTTTACTTTGGGGCGTCAAACGCTCCAGACGACAAAAAGGAGTAAATTGTGTCAGAAGAAAACGGAATTAAAACTATCAATTTTGATGGTAAAGACTATAAAGTTGAGGATTTAACTCCTCGTGTTGCAGAAGGATTTAACATGTTAATCAAACTGCAACAAGAACTTGCAAACATTTCTTATGAATTAAAGAAGTGTCAATCTGCACAGGTTAAAACTTCTGAAGAGCTAAAAGTAGCTATTGAAGAAGATAAAATTAAACCCGTAGAAAAGGAAAATGCAGATATCGGATGAAGGCCTAGACCTAATTAAACACTTTGAAGGGTGTGAATTAGAGGCTTATCAGGACGCAGTAGGCGTTTGGACCATAGGATATGGTCATACTAAAGGCGTAGAAGAAGGGGATAAATGGACCCAAGAAAAAGCAGACTTTATGCTTTTTCGAGAGCTGGAAGAAGAATACGAAGACTACGTTAATAACTATGTCCACGTACCTTTAAATCAACAACAGTTTGATGCTCTATGTTCTTGGGTATATAACCTCGGTCCATCAAATCTTAAATCTTCTACATTATTAAAAAAACTCAACAATGAGGAATACGACCAAGTTCCTAAGCAAATAAAGCGATGGAACAAAGCTGGAGGAAAAGTTCTCGCTGGACTAGTGAGGCGCAGAGAAGCAGAAGCGCTCCTATTTGAAGGCAAAGAATGGCGACATATCTAATGGATGAAAACGTATCTAAACGATTAGAAAAATTAGAAGATAAAATTGATAAGCTTTCCGAAGCTGTCATAGCTATTGCACGAATTGAAGAGCGGGTAACTACTGTATTGAAGCAAAACGACCGTTTTATAGCAAGATTAGATCGTTTAGAAGATCGTGTAGAAAATGTAGAACAAAAGGCTATGCTAAATGCAAAAGGACTCGGCATGTTTGAAAGAATATTTTGGATTGCCATATCAGCCGTAGCCAGTATTATTGTGTATAATTTAAGATGATATGGCGTACTTTAAGCTCATTACGTTTGGCGGATTGGCTCCGCAGTTGTCACCTCGACTACTAAAAGACAACTTAGCCCAAACAGCAGAAGATGTAAACCTAGAAAGTGGTAGGCTTGTGCCTATTACCGACAACTCCCAAACCCTTGTCCTTGATGATGCTAATAGAACTAGCATATACAAATACACCGATTCACCCGAGCGTTGGCTAGAGTTTGACGAAGATGTAGACGTCGTCCCTGGTCCGATTGCCGGCGATACCAATGATACAGTATATTGGACAGGACAAAGCTACCCTCGCATGGGTAGAAGTTCTGTTATTGTTGGAGTAGCCCCTTTTCCAAGTAATTTTTATCGTTTAGGCATTCCTGCTCCAAGTGCAGCACCGACCGTCGCCCTTGTAGCACCAACCAGTTATGATGCTACGATAACCACGACCAACGGTTCATCAACAGTTACCGTTACAACTGCAAGTGATCATGGCGCATCGGTAGGGGATTATGTAAAACTTTCTAGCTTTGGGGGTGTAACAGAACTTCCTGTAAATGGCATTCCTGCTGCAGATTTAAATGGTGACCATAAAATTGTAACCGTACCAAGTACAACTACACTTACTATTGAAGTAAATAGCTCCGCAACTTCTACAGGGACATCAAGCTCGGTTACAGATGGAGCTACGTTTAATGATGCTTCTGATGCTTTAATTGATTACAGCACATCTTATGTGTATACGTTTGTAAGTGCATACGGAGAAGAAGGACCCCCGTCTGCTGCTTCTACTGTTATAACTACGGACGATAATAGAACAACTACAATCTCGGGTCTTGAAACAAGTACCTCGGGCACCGGTCGAACAAACACCAATTTAAGTAAAAAACGTATCTATAGATCTAACACTGGCTCTAATACCACCGCTTTTCAATTTGTTGCAGAGGTTACGTTAGCAACTACTTCATATACAGATACCTCTCAAAATGATGATTTAGCTGAAATTATCCCATCAACTTACTGGATTGGACCACCAAATGAAGACACAAGCGTATATCCAGATGGTCCAATGAAAGGTCTAGTAGCTATGCCGTATGGTGTATTTGCTGGGTTTACTGGTAAAAGAGTTTGTTTTTCTGAACCTTTCTTACCACATGCCTGGCCTGCAGCTTACCGTATAACTCTTGAAGAAGAAGTTGTTGGTATTGCAGTTGCAAGTAATGGTTTAGTTGTAGGCACAAAAGGAACTCCTTATCTAATTGCGGGTACTGATCCTCAATCTATGAGTGCAATACGTATTGAAGCAGCACAAGCTTGTTTAAGTAAAAACTCTATGGTTGATATGGGTGCGTACGTTATGTACGCGGGCCCTGATGGGTTAGTCGCAGTGCAAGGTGCAGATGTACGAATTCTTACAGAGGGGCTTATTTCACCCACGCAATGGCAATCTGATTATTATCCAGCTACTTTAAAAGGTTTTTTATGGAAAGGTAGATACGTTGGATACTACTATACTGGTTCTGAGTATAAAGGATTTATTTTTGACCCAAGAGGTGGAGAAGCAACACTTACTCATTTAAGTTTTTCTACAGAGGTACCGGGCGGTTTTACTGATCCAGATGATAATGAGTTATATATTATTGTTGATGATGATATTAAAAAGTTTCAAGGTGGAAGTACAAACGAAACATTTACTTGGAAGAGTAAAGAGTTTGTAACCGCTAAACCTACAAGTATGGGCTTTGCAAAAGTAGACGCAGAAGGTTTTCCAGTTACTTTAAAAGTATATGGGGACGGTACGATTATTTATAATGCAACCATTAGTACTTCTGGTAGTGTGTATTCTGTAACAGGAACTACTCCTAGCTTTAGTGCCACTACTATTTATGAGCCTATTGTTCGTTTACCAGCAAGCATGCACCGTACCTTTGCCATAGAAATAGAGTCTGCGAATGTGGTTAATGAAGTTTGCATAGGCGAATCTATAGATGAACTAAGGAGCGTTTAATGGCTACTACAGGCACTAAAGTTCCTGCTCTAAAAAACATTCCTGCAGGTACCGATAGAGAGTTAAAGTCAACTCTCGAGTCTATGAAGGAGGCTCAAGAGATTCGCCTTGGTCGTAGAGGAGACCCAAGAGACAGAGCTATTACATTACGAGAGCTTATTGATAGTGGGCTTGCAAAACAACTTAAAGAAAACCCGTTTGACCCGAACGCTGGTGCCGGCGCAATAGATTTTACTGCGAACACCCCCCTCGAAAATCTAGCCGTGCCACCAGCCCCTGTTGGTTTAGAAGCTTCAGGGGCATTTACAGCCATCATATTAAATTGGAACGGCATGAGTGCAAGTGCACCTTATGGTAACCATGCCTATACAGAAATTTGGCGCTCAAGAGCAAACAACCTTGGTGGGGCTACTTTACGTGCAACAACTACTGCTTTTATCTATACCGACGAAGTAGGGTATGGCGAAACTTATTACTATTGGGTGCGCTACGTAAGTACGTCCAATGTCCCCGGTCCATATAACAATACCAACGGAGTCGAAGCTTCAACATTAGAAGATGTTGCAACTGTAATGGCAGAGTTGTCAGAAACATTGCAAGACCTTCCCGGATATGCGGCTCTTGAGGCTTTAATCTCTGGATCAGCTGGAACAGCTGCTACAGTTATTAGATCTAACAGTGAACCAACTACTCGTGATAATGGAGATGCTTTAGTTGGTAATGATATTTGGATTGACACTAATGATAATAATCAGGCTTATTTTAGAAATACAACAAATACAGCTTGGATTGCGGCACGAGACTCTAATTTAATCAGCTTATACAACTCGCTTAGCTCAACCGTATCAACAAATACTTCTAACATATCTACAGCACAGTCAGATATTATTACCCTTACAAGTGACACGACAGCTAACGCAAGTGCTATTAGTAGTTTAACTTCTACAGTTAACTCAAATACTTCTGCTATTGCCAGTGAGGCAACGACTAGAGCAAACGCAGATAGCGCCTTATCTACAAGTATCACTAATTTAAGCTCAACGGTCAGTGGAAATAGTTCAAGTATAACTACTCTACAAAGTACAACAGCTAACATAAATGGTGATTTAAATGCCATGTACGTTTTACAAGTAGCTACTGAGTCTAATGGGAGTATTTCTTCTGCGGGCATGGTATTAGGCTCTAATGCAGATAGTGGGTCTGGTGCACAATCCTATGTGCAATTTAGAGCAGACAAGTTTGCAATATGGAGTGGTTCAACAAATGTAGCGCCTTTTATTATTGATGCGGGGGTTGTTTATTTAGATACTGCTAGGATTAAAGATGGAGCTATTCAAAACGCTAAGATTCAAGATGGTACTATTCAAACAGCCAAAATAGGGGACCTTCAAGTCACAGAGGGTAAGATAGGAGACTTGGCTGTAACTAATGCAAAGATAGCAGATGCAACGATTCAGACCGCAAAAATACAAGATGCGGCAATTACTAACGCAAAAATAAACGATTTAAACGCAGCTAAAATAACAGCAGGCACAATAAGTGCAGACAGAATAGGTGCGAATACTATTACTGCTGACAAAATTAATGTAACGGACTTAGCCCTTGAGTTTATTTTTGGTGAAGTTTCTGGGCCAACATTAGGTGGTTGGAATACTAATACTATGCGCCTTAAAAAAGTTGCAGATTTAGGAACTGCGCCGGGGATTTATCATATTTATTGTAGGGTTTTTGCCGGCAACAAACAGGTAAAAAGTTTATCTATTGTAGCTGGAGATGGAACATGGGGTCCAGGCTTTTCATATGAACTAAGAAGTGACTTTGCGTATGATGACGACGGTACTCCTACTATTCCTACAGCGGATGTTGGTTATGCACAATACCACTCAGGGCAGTCTCAATATTGGTCAGCTATAGATAGATTTCAATCTACAGGTACCAATGCAATGGTTCAAAAAGACTTTATGGTTAGAAAAGAAAGTGATACAAGTAGAACATTGCGTTTGTATCTTCTTGCGCAGGGCGATACGAATAATGCACAATTAGATAACGTACAATACGGCGTGTACAAATTCTCGGAGATATAATGGCTGCGCATAATTTTAATTATACTTACGAATATGTTTCAGTTAGAACAATGCCCCTTAGTAGAGAAGACAATACACAAATTGTAAGGGCGGTATGTGTAAATGTAACTGCAGTAGACCAAGCAGATGCTACTCAAACTTTAACTCAAAAAATGCACTCTCCTTTAGATGGAGTATATTCATATCGATATGATGGCTTACCAGAGGGTTTTATTCCACTAGATGAGGTTACTCACGACAAAATAATTGAGTGGTACTTAGCGACTGTGGATCAAACAGAACTAGATGTTTGGTTTACTAGAGAAATATATGGAGAAGATGAGTTGAATCCTCCTCCAGAAGAATGATAAGATAGGCGTATGGAAAATTCAATAAACAAACCTCTTGGACATTCAGATCCAACTACGTATAAGAACATTGATAAAACTATTAAATCATCTGTTCCTAATCATGATGGAGAGGTACCAGGAGTCAAAGAAGACGACAAGCCTTTTTATGATCCTTGGGTAAAATCGGAGTGAGTTGTATGTATCACAGCGGAAAAAAGAAACCTGTCAAAAAGAAAAAAGTAGCTAAGAAAGGCAAGAAAAAACTTTACTAGTTGCTATGTCTAAACTAGACCTGTTTAAAGCACAGAAAACTGTGTTGTTTGGAGAAAGATCTAAGCTTTCTATTGATCTAGAAGTCCTTACTTCTAACCCCCAAAGCATTCCAGAACACACAAAATTTCAAGAAGAATTAGATACATTGATTGGAAAATTAGCTGAAGTTAATGATAAAATTGACATTGTTGATTTTTTAATTGAACAGGAAGAAAAAAATGCCTAGAACAAAAAAACCCATGTCAATGAAAGTCCAAAAGAAAGGGCTAACCAAAAGACAAGAAGCTGCTTTAAAGAGGCACACTAAAGGTACTAGTCAAGAACATAAGAGTTTTATGAAACGTAGGCTTCTTATGGGCGATACAATTAAACAGGCCCATAAGATGTACAAAAAGAAAAATGGCTAGAAACTATCGTAACGAATACGATAAGTATCATTCCTCCCCTAAACAAAAACAACGTAGAGCTGGGCGTAACAAAGCTCGGCGTATTATGGAGCGTTTGGGCAAAGCTAAAAAAGGTGATGGTAAAGACGTAGCACACAAAGATAACAACCCTTTAAACGCCAAACTTAAAAATATACGCATGGAATCGCGTAAATCTAACCGTTCTTTTCCTAGAACTAAAACATCAAGACGAAAACGTGGGTAGTGTAGTAACAACTATATTAGTGGCTTTGGTCGTTATGACAGTGTTTTTTATGGTAGACTTACCTGATGATTAAGAAATTTTTTAAAAAAATAGATAGCATTATGAGAAAAAGCTACACCAAGCTTTTTAAAAAGGTTTCTAAACCTGCGCCTAAAAAACGCGGTAGACCAAAAAAGAAATAATGCGTAAAACTACAAAGAAAAAAACTACTAAAAAAGGACCTACTCCTACAAAACCTGCTTTATATGCGCGTGTAAAAGCAGAAGCCAAACGTAAGTTTAAAGTTTGGCCATCGGCATATGCTTCAGGTTGGTTAACTAAAACCTATAAACAAAGGGGTGGGGGCTACAGATAGTGGCTAAACCTAAAGGCGGACTCACTAAGTGGTTTAACGAAGAGTGGGTAGATATAGGTAGAAAAAAGAAAGGCGGTGGGTATGCGCCGTGTGGAAGAAAGAAAGCTTCTACTAAAAGTAAAGGATATCCAAAATGTGTACCTAAAGCTAAAGCTGCACGTATGACAGAGGCACAAAAAAAGAGTGCAGTAAAACGTAAACGAGCTAAAGCTCAAGGTGTAGGCGGTAAACCAACAAGAGTAAGTACTTATGGCAGAAAAAAGAAAAAAAGATCCTAGATTAGCAAGAGCTGGAGTTAGTGGTTATAACAAACCAAAACGTACCCCTAGTCACCCAAAAAAATCACATATTGTGGTAGCTAAAGAAGGCAGCAAGATTAAAACAATTCGATTTGGTGAACAAGGGGCTAAGACTGCTGGCAAACCAAAAGCTGGTGAATCAGAAAGAATGAAAAAGAAAAGGGCTTCTTTTAAAGCTAGACATAGAAGAAACATTTCTAAAGGCAAAATGTCCGCTGCTTACTGGGCAGACAAAGTTAAATGGTAGTCAAAAAGAAAAAAGACAAAAAGTGGATTCAAAAAGCCATTAAAAAACCTGGAGCTTTTAGTGCCCAAGCAAAGAAAGAAAAGATGTCTGTTTCTAAATTTGCAGACAAAGTGTTAAAAAAAGGTAGTAAATACTCAGAAACTACTAAAAAACGTGCTAGATTGGCAAAAACCCTCAAAAAAATCAGATCTAAGAAAAAATGACCCCCTGAGAACGCGCTGGTTGCGTTTTCTTAATGTAGGTAAGGTGTTAGGTATCGGAACTACTAAAATGCAGCTACGGGCTTCTGCGTGCGTCTGACGCGATTTTGCCTTTTTAACTGTCTTATAGGGTAGTTTTCACCCGCATTTCGTAAATTTATGAGTTTTTTCTCAAGTTTTGAGTAAGTTCCCCAATCTTTTACTTCGGTTGCAGTTCTTCCACAGCCTTTACACCTGTCATCCCCCCATTGAGTTGTTGAACAAACTCCAACGCAAGGACAATCTGCTAGACTTGTACAACAACCAATAGCTTTTGTAAGTCTAGAAAAACAAGTTTCTTCTTTATTCATCGTTTTCTTCTACAGTATTTATTAGACGCTGTAGATACCATTCTGCTTTACGCAAATCCTGTCCTTTATTTTTTTGTTCATACCTCCAAAGATATTTTATTACATTACCTTTGCAGTACGCAGCAAATTGTTCTTTGGACATACTTGCTTCTATCGCATTTATACATTCAATACCACCTTGGTTATAGTGTATTGGCTTATTTACAGGGTCAAAATCCATATTTCCTCCTTTTATTCTAAACATATGTCTATTAATTTGTCTATAAATTGATCAAAACTGCAGGCACACTTGAGAAACTCATCTAAAGTAAAAAACTCTTTTTGAAAGTCTTGACTTACAACTACATGGCCCGGGGCCCCTAGTACGTAATACACGGGCAAATTATGATCATACTGTTGTTGAAGCCAGGCACGCTGTTGTAAAGAAAGGTCAACGGTTATTTTTGACGAACCACGGGCGGGTAGTTTTTGTTTGTATTTGTATTCAATAAAGGCAAACCCTTTAGGGCCAGAATAGAAAGTGTCGGGCACACCCCCGTGATACGGGTCATTGATTTTCCACTTATAAATTTCTTTAGGAAGCTTTTTGTGGATTTTGTTTATGAAGTCCTTTTCTTTCACGCTCTTTATATAGCAGCATTAAATCATACCACCTATAGAATGTTTTGTTTACGTGATCCCAATACCATCCAGGGTTGTTATCACATTTACATCTATACTTGGGTTTCTCGCAAATTTCGCAAGGTTGTTCAAGATACATATAAAGAGTATACACGATGCGACAGCATATGTCGCACCGTGTAAGTAAGATAATTACCTAGAAACGCTTTCAAATACTTTTTTAGCGTTTTCGTAATCGTCGTCAGTAACCCAACCAACGTTTTCTACAGCAATGTTGTAGAACTTTTGGCCAGCTCGGTTCTGTGTTTGAGAAGAAGACATTTTCCATAGAGATGAAAAACGGTCTCCACCAAGACGAGCAATTTGAGTATTCCATTCTCTTGACACTCTCAACTTAGAAGATGAGCAATCAAAGATAAATGGAGTATCCAATTTACCAGTTTCTGCATTCTTTTGAATTAAAAGATGCGATTGGGTTTGAGTGATGTCAAAATCATCTGGGTTCAAACCTTGTGATGTGAGGCTATCAATAGCGTCTTTTTCAGTAGCAAAACTACCTGCTAAACCGCCACCTTTCTCACGTTTTTTCCAGGCTACGAATTCTTCGGTAAATTTAACGTTAATAACGTAAATGTCTTTACCATAGTTTTCTCTGGTTATGGTGTTGATAAAATCACCGGGCTTGGATCCGTCAATGTATTCACTGTGGTTTTCATCAACTTCATTGCTAAGCTGTTGAAGTTGTTTAACCCTTGGTGTTTGCAGATGTTCTGCAGATACATTTTCGTTACCTAACCCTGCACCCGCTTGTACGTGTGCTGGGACCTTATCACTTACTAGTGCAATATCACTCATAGAACGTTCTCCTTTTTTCGTCGATATTGTTAATATTACTTTGACCTGAAATTAATTCGGGTCAACTCCGTTGATGTTACTCCTGGAACGGCCTGTCCCATTTGTAGCAATTCCCTATAAGCAGTAGCTGACATACGTTTTTGCAGCAGCTCAAATTGTTGTGTATCCAATATGTGCCGATGCAATGCATCCCAGTCTTCTACAGTAGGAACTATTTCCTGTTTAATGGAAACAGTACACTGGTCGTTACCAACTCGATCAATTCCTTGTTCTTTAAGGCTGGTAGCGATTTGTGTTTCTAGCATATCTTTAGTACGCTTTAATTCTTTTTCTTGATCTAACAATGTCACCAGTTGCTGGCGAACGTTTGTTAACTCGTTTAACATATCATCGATAGTCAATGTATGGTCTCCTTATCACTAGATGGAATTTCAAGGTATATTCCATCGGTTAAAGTTAACGCTCCCTTGCAAGCGTCTTCTAATAAAGTTTTTAAATCTTTATCTTGATATTTTTCTGGGTTAGAACCTAGTTCATGTTCAACACACATCATAACTAAAGCTAAAGCTACAACTTTTGGTGGACGTTTTAATAACCCATCAAGTGTGTCATCCATAGTTTGATCAAGTAATTCAAATATACGACTATTCATTATTTAGCTCCGTGAGAATGTGAAGTAGGTTTTCCATTTTTCCTAACTTTCCATTAAGTTTTTTGTATACTTCTTCTTCCCACGTTTTTCTTGCAGCAATAAGAATTGTTTCAGTTTTTTGTGTTTGACTGGCGCGATGTATACGTCTATTAAATTGTTGGAAGTGCTCAGCATTGTAAGTTGGTGAACACCATATAGCTGTGGTAGCTTTTGTTAACGTAAGACCGTGGCCCGCAGATTGTGGATGACAAAACAGTACACGTATTTGCCCAGCCTGGAATCTTTGTACAATGTCTTTACGTTTTTCAGCAGGTACGCTGCCGTCAATAACTTCGTATGATATTTTTTGTTTAGTTGCTAAATCAATTAATGCATCTCGTTCATGCCTCCAATTGAATGCAACAATAGAATGTTTACGTTCGGATATAAGATCCATTACGATGTCGTAACGTTCTTGATGAAGATATTGAACTAGACCATCTTCGTCGTACACTCCGCCTGAGATGATTTGTAATAACTTTTTAACCCGGGCCCCCGCGTGTACAGCGTTAATAGTTCCCATTTTGGTGTACAAGACAGAATCTTTACTGAAGTCGTTGTACATACGCTGGACTTCAGGACTTAGGTTAGTACGTACTGTTCTTACAATATTTTCTGGAAGGTCAATACAATCTTCTAATTTGTAGCGAATAGTTATATCACTAAGTCGGGCCGCAACTGCTTGTTCAATACCTGGCTTATCAACCCACTCGTTAGCAAAGCCATTAAATTTAGGTGTACAAACTTGATTGCGGTAAGAGTAAAAGCGTTGCCCGAGATGATCACCGTCATCTACGAGCAACACTGGGTGCCAAAGGTCTAGAATAGAATTACTATTAGGAGTACCAGACATGGCAATCCTATAAGTAAACAGTGAGATAAAATTTCTGAGGTGTTTTGAACGTTGCGAATCTTTGTTCTTAAACGCGGTAAACTCATCAATAACGAGTGTAGTGAACCCGTTAAGGAACTGTGTATTTTTATGTAAAAAATTGACAGCCTCGAAGTTAGTAATAACCATCTCGTGCGAAGTGTCGGTAAATATTTTTTTACGGTTTTTAGCATATGCTACTCCAAATTTAATATTAGGTTGAAACTTTTTAATATCATCAACCCATGCTGCTTCAAGTATAGATAACGGCGCAAGTACAAGAGTTTTACCTGGAAGCTTTGTAATAGCATCTAAGACAGCTCTTGTTTTTCCTGTACCAGGATCTGAAGTAATAAGACAGCGGGGGTGAGATAGAATAAAGTCAGTGGTTTTTGATTGGTGCGCATAAGGCGCAAGTGTATTATTCATCGTTCGTTTTCCGTTGTTAATATTTCGTCGTAAATAGTTATTATACTATTTAAGACCCCATTCGCAAATAGGATATTCACCGTTTTTAAATGAACACCATCTGCAATTGTCTTTGGAAGGATTAGGTGGAAACTTAGTAGCAGTTGTCATATCAATAGCTCGTTGATGCAAGTTTGGCATAAAAGCTAAAGCTTGATCTCTTGTATATACTTGCTCACTAGTTTCACCGTGATCTAAATACCAAAGTTCTGTTTTTGCAATGTCTAAATCTGGATATCTCATAAAAGTTCCAATTGCATAAGTAAGAGCTTGTTGAGAATGGCTTATCTCATTACCAAAGCGTTTACCTGTTTTGTAGTCAATTACTCGCGCTGAAGTTTCTGATTCATGTACGATTGCATCTAATTTAACGCGCGCCCAGACGTTAGGAGCCATCCAACCGCAAGGTTCCCATTCAAGAGTAAAACCCCACTCACCTTCAAGTTCTACTTTTGCTTCAGCAAATTGTTCACGTAAATATTCAAATTGAGATTGAAACTTTTTAAGTGTGTCTGGCATTTCACCAAGTTCTCCGTTTACATACAACTCAGCTTGTTCATGGATTTGTGTACCACGCTCGGCGGCTGGACCAAATTCTTCTTGAACTTTTTTTACTTTAGATATGTAAGAACGGTAAGGACAGGTTTCGTAAGTTTTTAAAGCGGAATGCGACCAGGCGGGGATTAAGCCCAACTCCTTTGGTGTGTCCATATCTATTACATTGATTAGATCTGGACGCTTGTTTTGTACAAGCTCGGTCATAATTTATAGCTTTTAGCTAATTCCTTTTAGTAGTTGCTTATCTCGATCTTCAAAATGAGTATCAATTAATTCTTGTTTAATATTATTGTCTAATTTCCAAGTTAATACAACCCCTCTTGCTGTTTTATCATTTATACGTTTAACAGAAGTTGTAACGTTTAATCGTGACATAGCTTTTGTAAAATCTCGTTGTGATAATTTATTTCGTGTATCAGTTAATACATCATAAACTAATTTAAAATGAGACATAGGTATACAAATTTCGTTTCCAGCTTTTGCAATCCAATCTTTTACATAACGTTGTGCAGTACTTATTCCACCAGCATCAAAAGTATTAGTAAGCGGAATTTCTAAAAGTTCTGAGAAATAAACTAGATTTTTTTGGCGAATAGCAAAAGCAAACTCTTCAAGAACAGACATAGATATTTCTTTCATTTTAGATTTAGCTTCGTTTTCTAA